ATGTTAAAATTATTAGGGGCTTTAAATTTATGTGATTTCTGACAATGAATATAGCATCGCCCTCATTCATTCGCTTAACCATATCCATCGCCTTGACTGGTTTAATACCTAATCTAATAAACCGTCGTACGATGGTTGCCTGAAGTAGGGTATTCGTCATTCCCGCCAAAACAGAATGGGTTGAATGGCGGAATACTTCTCTCCCTTTTCGGTCTTCGGTTTTCTCGTCCCCCAAGGCAGTCGGACTAATCCGAGGGGAGAGTTATAGATCGATGGATCGGCTCCGAGCTTTATGGACATATGTCGGAACTGATCGAACTTACCTGGTATCCAATCGTACCAGCAGTGAAGACTCTGACCTCCTGAATCGACTATCATCTTTAATGGGCAGATTGATTCGAGGGCAAGTGCTGGTCCAATCTGTTCTGCCTTCGTCCAAGTTGGATCGTCAATCTCGTGAACTAGATACATCCGCTCACCCGCATTCTCCTTTTGCCGAGGACCGATATCCTTGAATGGATTGTAGCTGATAAATTCCATCTGCCCTACCCCTTGACTGATCCCCCAATCGCCCGCTGACTTGATCATGGTATTATATTTATCCGCCTGAATGTTTATCCATTGGTCGGGCTTAAAGAGTTTGGAAACCGCCTCCTCGGCATTCAAAGGAATGGCGGAGGAGCGGAGTTGGAGCATTTCGAGGTCTTCGGGTTTACCTTTTGAGCTTTTTGAGATTCCGGTATCAATTGATACTTTCTTGGATGGACTGATAATCTTCTCACCTGAGAGGATTTGATATGCACCGGTCAGAGCGTTTCGGATCTCGTTTGGCTGTAGTGGTCGGCGGGTAAATTCCTTGGCTACCTCGAGGCAGTAGTCATGTGCCTTTTCAAAGTCTGACTGATGGGATGCCACTCGGAGGGTCAGTCGGGCAATAAAGGTATGATGGCCAAAGTCTCCTTGCGGGAGTCGGTCGAAGAACCCCGCCATGTCTGCTGATAGGATAGCCATTAGTCCTTACTTTCCTCTTTTAGAAACTGAGCGATGTAGTCGGTAATTTTACCTATGGCCTGAGATTCAATCTGCTGAATAGTCTTTCTGTGAATCCCCGCCTTCTCCGCCAGTTCCCGTTGGGAGAATCCCTCGTGGTCGTCGGGAACTTTCTGAAGCATATTCTTCAGCTTGGCATCCACCGCCATCTTTTGGATGGTATTATTTGCCATCCTCCACACTCACCCATTTGTTTATTATTCCTTTAGGTAGTCCCGCCTCGGACACATGATTATCATTGGGGTCCGGTTCATATCCCTTCCTTGATACATGAACGATTTCAGTCAGCACTTCATGGGTATGTCCCCATCTTGTTATCGCCCATGCCTCATTGGCAAATCTGATATCATCGAATACAATTGTTTTCTTTCCGATATATGGCAGAGCCGCCTTGTATGCCAAGTCCACCCATATATTTGCATACGGAATATGCTTGCCCGCCGGTCCCTCTCTTCCCCAGCTTGTGCCAAGTGTTTGAAGCATCTTTCGGGCAGTGATACCTTCGGGAAATTGGGGTATTGGTTCTTCCTTGAAGTGGAGGTATCTTTCCCCAGGCAGTATGACCTTCAGCATTTCTTTTATAGGAGTGGCGAAGGATAAAATGACCGCTCCTTCGATTGTCTTGGCGTAGGTGGATTTACCCACGCCCTTCGGGCCGCATAGGCCGATAATTTTTGGTTTCATAGTGTGTAGAATAGTGAGTCGATTAGTGTTAAAATGACTGCGGTGACGATGTAAAAAAACATCAGCGTTGCCAGGACGAACAGAACGATAAATCCGATTGTTTCGAGGAGTTTCATGCGTGAACTACCTTATAAGTTGTTTTAGGTTTTGGCTTAGTTCCGACCACTGGTGGTATGTATTGAATCTTACCCTTCATCTTTTTATATCGATCATGCCTGTAAGTTCTCATAAACCCTCGCCGGCCATAGAAATTATTAACTCTACCAGTATCCTCGGTAATTCCTTGGCCGCTCATTATTTCTGCCCGAGGTAGATAAACCACTCGATTAATTGGAAGATTTGGGCGGCCTTTTACTTTAGGTTTTCCGCCAAACTTTAATTGCTTTTTTGTTATCCTCTTAGGTGTAAGTTTAGGTATCGATGCATAGATCAAGACCTTAAAGCAGAGGAATGCCATATCTACTAACTCAGAAAGGGTTTCATCATCTGTATCCTCTTTCAAAGTCTGCTTACTTATATTACCCTTAATCTTGAAAGTCAGCACTCCGTCCTCCTCTTGATTTGTATAGGAAAAAATTCCCATCCTTGTATATTCAAAATTAGGGAGCTTAAATTGTCCCTCGACAGCAGTTATTAATTGCTCAGGACTGGCAAGATTTAACAGGAAAGTACCTAATTTGGGGTCTTCAAAATAAAACTCTAAGGATTCATTTAATACGGGTAGTTCTTCAAATGTAATTTCTTGTAAATCAGTTTTATTAAGATCATCTGAAACTTCTTTTTGTACTACAATCTGCTCACCAAATTTAACATGATAGCGTTTTGAAAAAAAAGAAGTAAGGCCGATATGAGCATCGGTTTTACTCATCCAATTTCTTACAGCATATTCAAGGTTTGCATAATACGATTCCCATTCCCCATCTTGCACATCTGTGTAATCTAAATTTTTCAAAAATTTCATATCAATAATGGTTTTTAATCTCCCCCTCTGCCTCCAGCGGTAGTCCTGGCATATAGAGAGGTTCTTGTGTTAGTAGTTGGATCATTAAATCGAGTGCCGCCTGTCCCTCCGATTCGGCAACTTCAACAGTTACGGAATCGTGGACATGAAGTACGATGGGCAATCCGGCGGCCTCAATTCTTAGGAGTGCATCCGCCATGATATCTCTCGCTGTTGCCTGAACTAAATTCTCGGTAAGTAAGCCCCCATATAATTTCATCGCCCCTTGCCCTCGAACCTTCTGTCCAGTCAATTCCTTCCCATCATCCTTTACATTGAAATATCGGATCACATTCCCTGATCTCATGTGCATGACTGCACACTCGGGAGTCTGCTTGGCCACCTCACGGATGTGGTCCTCACACTTCTTCCATAGCTCGACAATTTTAGGATTCTGATTTCTAAAATCTTTGACCTGTTTTCGGCTTTCAGCATCGGTCATCTTTAACTTTCCACCGGTCAAAGCCTGTGCCACTTGGCCGAACTTTTTCGGACCACAACCATAGCCCAATCCGAGAACACGGGCTTTACATAAGTGGCGAAGTTCGGGGGCTAAATCCTTCATGGGTTCATCCTCATTATAGAGTCCAGTCGCTCGGCCATGTGCCTCATAAAGATCAATCCCGCCTCTGACCAAACCTAAGAAATCAAAGTCCCCGCAAAGATAAGCCAATACCCTTGGCTCGATTTGCGATAGGTCGGCAGAGACCATGACTCGGCCTTTACCAGGTGTCAGACATTTCTTTGCCGATGTACCTTCTACTTCGTCCCGAGGAATGCCTTGAAAGTTTAATCCACCCGCTCCACTCCATCGACCGGTATGCGGCGCACCGCAATATTTCAATCGGGTGGATATCCGATGATCGGGGCGGACTCGTAGGATCATGGCGGTATATGTTTTGTTCGCCTTGTTCGCTTTCCTCCACCTTGTCATCGCATCGAGGATTGGGGCATGTTGTGGATTGCGAGCCTTCCATAAAATAGTTTCCTCATCGCCTTCATTGGTGGAGACGGGAGGCTCGACATTCTGCATTTTTAAATAGTCTGCCAATGCAATCGGTGAAGTTGGCTCCCCACCCTGTGGACCGACCCAAGGGAGAAAGTCTTCAACTTCTTTCATTATCTGCTTGGTCTTATTTATATATTCCTGGCAGAGTTTCTGATCGATTGCCATACCCCGGGATGCCGTCCTTCGGGTAAGTGCGGACAATAGAAATTCTTTTTCGGGGAAGGATATTTTCAGTTCATTATAAATGCGGATACACGCTCGGCTGTCGCCCAGTGCATACTGCTTGAACGATTCATTCTGAAGGATTTCTTCGGGTCGAAGTCCGCTCATTTCATTGCGGGCATCCTTGTTTAGTTCCTCGCCAAATAGTTCCTTATATGCTCCCGCCAATGCCCTCGGCAACTGATGCCAGCTTGCCATATCCGCCGTGCAAATCCATTCCTTCGGAGTGAACTGTGGCATCTGCCCCCTCGCCATTGCCATTCGACAGCAGACAGAATCAAACTCGGCATTATGGGCGCAGATCGATTGTCCGTTTAGGCGTTCGACCGGTAAGTCCCGTGGATCTCCTACCCACTCAAATCCGTCATCGGATACCAGGGAAACTATGGTTACTCTGAAGTCGGGGTGCTTGGCATACCTGTCGAGTCCCATCGTGGCCACGCTATAGCTCTTCGACCAAACTGTTTCCACATCGAGGGCGATCAATTCCGATCCTCCTTCAAAATGGTTTCCGCTGACATGACCGCATTTTCGAGAGTCGGATATTCGAGGACTGGTAAGTCGGGGGTATCGAAAGTCACCGCCCAAACCATTTTATCTAGGTCGAGGAGGATATCGGCCTGTCTGCTTCCCACCTTTACGACTACCTTCTCACCTCGAGGCAAACCAACTCCCATCTTATATTGTGTCTTCATTTCCTCTCCTTGATTGGTTTAAGCTCAGGTGCTACTGCCGGAGCCTTGGTTGTCATAATCGGCGTGTTATAGCCCTGTGGGTTGGTTAGATAGCCCTTGTGGTGAAGGGGCTGTTTAAGTTGTTTTTGCTGTTTTATTTTTCTCATCCATTTCCTTTTCTACCGCCTTAATAAATTGTTTCAGCGGGTCTTTGTTCATCTTGCGAATGCGAGCATTTCCGATTTGTGCGGTTAAAATATCGAGCCGCTTATATGCTTCAGCTATTTGCTCCCGAGTGATCGCCATCTTTCTTTTTCCCTTTATTTCTGAAATCTAATTCATGCTTGGCTAGTGGGCGGACCCTCGGAATTTTAGTCCGAACGATCCGCCCCTTTTCATAAGCCAGTTGGTTCTTAGTCCAAAAGAGGTCGTAAGCCTGTTTGACCTCGTAATGAAAAGTGTACCAGGCATCCTGATTCATTGTTTGAGGTATTTCTTTATTTCCTTATCCACCTTCCGAAGGTCAGCGGTAATCAGATTTAATACATACCTGGATACACCCTGTTCCTGACTGAAGGATCGCTTTTTAAGGGCTTCCTTAATCACCTCGGGCATATTCACGCATATATTAGTCTCCATCACCGAGTCGGGCAGAAGATAGCTCTTACTCTTGAATCTCTTCATCGTCTTCCTCCTCCTCTTTTGGATTCCGCCATCCCTCTCCCCGCCTCCTCCGGCGGTCGGCAATGAGTTCGTCATGGTACTCGTCTGAAATATCCTCATCCATTTTTGGCATGGGTTCGGGGGTCATAGTTTTTAAGGGATCTCCATACTTCGCAGATTGACCGAAAAACTTTCCATGCTTTGGCTAAGTCTTCAGGGCTGTAGCGAATTACTTCAAAGCGACCTTTTTCCGTGCTAGATATAAAAGCATTCGCTCCATGTACCCGATGGTTCAGAACATTTTCCTCGCCCCAATAGCAAGCGGCATATGCCGCAATCTGATGAATCTGAAAATCATATGCGGTTACTTTCTTCCCCTCTTGAGTCTTACGAGTTTTCCAATCAAGAATGAACATCTGATTATCTTTTCCACGACCTACGATATCGACTGTTCCCGCATACCCATGAGTTTTTGATACCAGCATTAGCTCAAACTCGATAAAGGACAGTTGGTTTTCCTGTTTCCAATCGAGTGCGGGCTGAATATACTCTAACAGTTCATCAGGTATATGCTTTCCCTTCCAATAAGACTCAATAGCATCGTGAACTTTAGTGCCAAAATCTGCCGCTTCTTCGACAGGCTTTTCATGCTCAACGAGGCATCGGTTTGCATAGTCTTCGTAACTTTCGCCAGCTTTCGGAGGATTGCTGAATGCTATATTTAGTAGTTGGTCTTGTTTCCACCGGTCAAGACCAGGCTTGGCAAACAGGCCAAGAAGAGTTGTCACCGATGGGTACAACCCCAACTTCTTAGCATCCCTCAGGGTGGTATTCCGTTCGCCGTCACCTTTGGCGAGGGGCATGGTATGCATGGCTTTACCTTCGGAAGTGTACCAATGCCCGCCACTACCTCTTTTCGGTTTTGCCTGTAGAATAGCCACGGATTACCTCCTTTCCGCATCGGTATAAAAAGTATACCAGGTGGATTAATCTTTTCAGATATCTCATTTCACCTTTTCTCCCACTTTACGAATTATCGCTCCAAACTCCGGATCACATTCGAGATAATCTTCAACTCGTTTACAAGTATGAGTGACATTGGAATGGTTGCGGTTAAAAAGTCTTCCCGTCTCCTCCACTCCTTTAATCTGCCTGGTAAAGTAAATGGCGATCTGACGGGCGAGGGAAACTTTTTGAGTCTTCCCCCGCCCCTCTATCTCATCTACTTTCACCCCCACAGTGTCAGCGGAAATCCTCTTAATATCTTCGATGGTCATGCTCATAGCACCATGTCAGTTATTACTGCCGCCCATCCGATCATTAATAAAAATACTATCGGATTCATATTAGAATGGTACATTTTCAGGTGCTGGACCGGTAAACTGTGTTCCCATTGTCTGCTGTTGTGGAGCGGGCTGTTGTACAGTATTTTGTACAGGTACTTGTTGGGGCTGATCGACAGTTACCTGAGTGGTTGCTTGCATCGGCTGACCTTGAGGTACTTGTTGGATCGGAGCTTGCATCGGTTGAACAGGTTGCTGAATTGGAGCATTCTGAACCGGTGCGGGTGCTTCGTCTCCTGTAGGGATGACGAATCTTGACCTGTCAGGCACTTGGGCTTCCATGCCTTGCATGACCGGCATAATTGCTGAGATATCTGCATACTCTCTGCCCTTCTGCGAAGTTTTATGAATGATATTTAATGTCGCACCTTTTCCAACCATGCTCTCAGTATCAAAACCGCCAAAAGGCATAGTGCCATTCCATGAAGTCAGAGTTTTGAACAGCTTACTCTTTTCGTTTAAGCTGATTGTCATCTCGCCAGTTTGAATCATTGTTCCATCGGGTAGGCCAAATAAGAACCTGGTGAAGTTTTTAGTCTCGATAACAGATGGATCTTCGTAGGAAGGTCTCTGAATATTCATTGAGTCCTTGACTGCAAGGCAGACTGCAAAGGTCTGTCCAGCGGGTGCGAGGGTTGTGAGAGGCCAACCGGTTATAGGTCCGCTTCCGTTACTTGATTGCTGTAGTATTGCCATGATATTTAGTTTTCTATCTCCATTTTTACGGGTGGAGGCCCATTATTGATTAATAAGAAAGTGTCTTAAAATGAGGATCGCATCGGCTGTCTTGAGGGTGATACCTTTAGTCGATGGGAAAAACTGCTTGGCATGGTTCATCAGAACCTTTTTCCGCTTGCCCGAAGTCAGCTTAGTCAATCCGCTTAGTCCCTTTTGCCAGTCTTGTGGGCGAACTAAGGTGAAAGGAATTTCGGCCATCCGAAGGACTCCCTCGAGGAATCCGCAGTTCTTACCTAATTTAAAAGAACTGCTAGAAGGAATATTCTTTCCGACATACGGAGGGACCAGTTCAACTACCGCCTCAAGCGATGTTATTAATGGGTGGTCTTGGAGATCCTGAATATGCTCTACAAATTCAAAGTCCTCCCCTATTGAGTGCAGTTTAACATCGTGCAATCCACCCCAACCGATTGCGTAACCGCCACTCTTACCTGGATCAATTCCAATGGTGACCTTCATGCGGCCTCCTCTGTAAAAAGAGCGATTACTTTTTTAACATCCGAGGCTAAAAATAATCTGCCTCTTTTACGGATGCCGAACTCTCGCTTGAAAGCATTGAGACTCTTATCAGATTTTAATCTGAATATTTCTTTGACCTCATTCTTAGTGAGGAATAGATTGTGATATTGGTTTAAATTAGTTTCCATTTGCCGGTTAGTGTGAAACCGGCGGAAAGATTTAAACCTCCCTACTTACTCAGAGAATATGTTAACTCTCTGACATAGTGCATATTGTGCGAAACAAAATACATTTCCGCCGGTACTTGTTAGTAATTTTAAAGAACTTATTCAGCCCATCCATTGCTGAAATATCCGTTTTAAAACCATATCGGTTAAAAGTGTCAATAAAAATTTTAAAATATTTTAAAAAAATTTGCATATTCTTCTTTTCTAGTAATTTTCACGCACTTTTATTAAACCTTTTCAACTCTCGTTTAGCCCGTAATAACTTATAATAATTGCTGTCCCCTCGAACTTTTTTCTTACCACGGCCAGCCTGGCCACCAATCTGTCCCAAAAGTCTAGCCGCCTCTTTAATGCGGTCTTTTCGGTCAATAATCTGGTAGTTGATCCGTTCTCCAGTTGGTGCGATACAGTAGCCATGCCATTCATTATGACTGACCCCAGTCAAATAGTCCATATTCATATTCGCCCATATTTTCCACTTTCTATGTATGGCATTAGGCAATTGTAGCTTCATATGCTCTAAATTGTGTGCAAAACACTTACGAGTCTCGCCCTTATAGTGCAATGTTGCTGATAAGTCGTTTACCCATTTCTTCTGTCCTTTTCTCATATATATCCTTTCTAAACCGCTTGCGTACAATATGGGCATAGTTATTCCCATTCAAGCCCTAAATAGGACTAAATTAGACCTTTTTTAACGCAAGGGTTAGCGAAGGATTATCTGAATCTTTCAGATAGCCTTGCACCGGCTGAAGCCGCTGGGACCATGAACCGATTACCAGGCATAGCTGGTGCTTGTCGGGTAATGCGATTGGCGGGTTGGCTAGAAAAGTTTCCAGCCGGTAAGAAGTTTACTTCTTTAGGATTCGTTTCGCCCAGGACAGACTCGCTTGTGCTTCTTCCGATTTCGCCCACTCGTCCTGTTCCGTCTGCATAACTTCTAGATGGCTTGCCAGCCTTTCTTGCATGGAGGGCTTCTGCCGCCCCCGCATAGTCTGCTGAACCTGTTGGCGATCTGTATCCGAGTTTTTCATAGATTTCTTTTTCATTATACCAAAGTAGAGCTTGTAGATCAGCGTTTTCTAAATTTACACCAACATCTCTAAGTCTAGATTGTACTGTTTCTAGTCGTTCCCGCAACCATCTTCTTTCAGCCCCAGTTTGTGGTGATTCCTTTAATGGTTTACCGAATTTATTAAGTGCATTCGCCGCTCTTCTGAGATTATCGACTTCTGCTGAAACTCCTGTTCTGTTTTGTTTTTTTGTAAAATATCCGGCAAGTTTAGTTGATGCTTTGATTGCATTATTACCAGCTACGCTTTGTTTGGTGATTCCTATTTTTTTTCGTTCCGCTGGAGTTAGCGAGTTTACCGCATCTCTGACTCTTTGTTTAGCGGCATTTAACTTTGCTGGCGGAATCGGTACAACTTGAGTTCCTGTATTCCTACCAACAGTACGCATAAACCATCGGTCCATCGTAAAAGTTGAGTAATCTCCATAAAGATTATTAAAGAAAGATCCTAGTTTAGGTCCTAGAATAACGGCATAAGGTACAACTTCATCGACTAATTCTGATGTCCCAATTTTACTAGCTTCAGCCTTTGTGTAACCTAAATCATCCTGTGCGGCTTTTCTAATTTCCCCGATGGTCCCCTTTTGAGACAACCATCTGCCAGCACCTTCACCTCCCATTAATTGGAAAATAGCTTCAATGCGAAGTAAGTTGTTTTTGATATTTGATATTCTGTCTCCTCCGACAAACTTACCGCTAATTTCGCCTGTATCTTTCCAATGATTATATGTGGCCCAGGTTTGATCAAATTGAGGTTGAACTTTATTTCCATCCGATGTGGCGGCTAAAACTGATTTGAAGATAAAGTTGTTGTCTGGCTGTTTTATTGTCGGATCAAGTTCTTCTAAGACTGAAAGAGCCAGGCTAAGATTTTCATCATACCATCCAGCGGCTTCAGGATGAAGTTCCTGTGCATATAACACTTCCTCATAAATTAAATCTTCAAATAATCGATTCTGTTCGGGAGTAGACTTTTTGTAATCAATAGGATTGCCAAACTCCTTTTTAAAATATTCTGCGATTTCTAAGATGGTCGGGACCTTTGGTAGTCCTTCAGGCTTTTGATTGCTTTTTAAAATATCAAGAGCAGATGTCCCCTTCCCCGCACCCGCTTCGCTTGCTGGCATGAAGAGTTTCTGCCCACTTTCTAATTCTTTACGAATCTGATTAGCTGTGCGATCCGAGTCTCTAGACTTGGTAATATCCTGTGGATTTACATACTCCCGTCTTTGGCTAAACTCCTGTCCGTTCTTATCGTATCCATAGAATGGATTCTGCTCGGGATTATCTGCTACTCCTGAAAGCCGAGATCCATCTTTTAAATAGACTGGGCTTTTAAAGGTTCTAACTTGAGCCGATGTATCCCTTGAGGATTTTGGTCTGAAGTAACTACCAGGTGAACCTTCTTGGATTTCGGTTGGCATAAGCAACTTCTTAGCCCTATCGACATTTACATTGGAATTACGATTACCTGACCTTGTAACATCAAATATCCGATCCAAGCGAAAAGTCTTAGTGGCTGGTCCGAATGGTTGCCGTTTGGATGGGTTAAACATATCCATCCCTTTTAATTTACTTATCTCAGAAAGTATCGGATTTAAGTTAATATGCTCGGTATCGATTGCCCCGTGTAATGCATTAAGAAAGTTTTTCTTGCGGATAGCTCGGGCGGGATCGTCATCTAATCCAAGCTGTCCATCCATTCCGTTGGCGGTATTTACTCGATACTGTCTGAATGCTTCCCATACTTCTGTATCGTTATCAAATAGCTGATTATACTCGTCTCTGTATTTACCTGGTAACCTCTTACCACCTTTTAAGAATTTAAGGTTCTTTTCGAGTTGGGGTACATCGTGTAAAAGAGCTAGAATATTTCCATCCTTTGTAAGTTTAAATCCGTATGGCATTTCTTTCCTTAAAGCGAATGGTACGGCTTTCGGCTTTCTACCGGTTGAGGCGGCAAAGTATCCAATTAAAAAGCCCGCCCGTTCGCCATCACCTTCTCGTAATGATCGACTGATTTCTCGGAGTGTTTGTATCTGACGAGGATGCCACGGACCTTGTGCTAACTCATCAATCATTTCAGGAGTTAGGTTAGTAATATCTCCAGTCGATTTCTTGCCGTCCTTATGGGTAATGATATCGACTCCGTTTTTCTCAAATACTTTGATGGCATGATCGCCTTGCGCTCTGTTTTGTTTTTCCAACTCTTTTGCAGTGTATCGCTTTGGAGTACCAGTAGCATCAGTTTCTAACTCCGAACCTTTCCCGTCCGCAGTTGGCCTCCATTTAAATACACCGCCTGTGTCGAGTTTTGCTTTAATGGCTGGATCGTTTTGATCTTTTATTGAGAACGAGCTTTCAAACTCCTCTCCCTCGATTGGTCGCTTTGCCTTTCGGGAGTCGATGCTTAATTCTTTATCCACCCGATTTGTACCTGGTGTGGTTACCTCCTCGCCTTGGATTTCCCTCTGCCTCATCGCCCGAGTATCTTTATAATACTGATCGATCAGTTTGGTTATTTCAGGAATCCTCCTTAATTTGCCTTCAAAGAATCCACCCTCTATAAATTTACCATCCGCTTTCATTGGTAGATTCATCTTTAATAGAAAGTCCCGAATGAATGGTGTTCCCATCATTGCCTCAGAGGATGCACGGACAATCTTTTCTGCTATTGTGTTACCTTTATCCTTTTTACCTGAAAGTAAGTAATCCCGAACTTGTTCCGCAAACAATTCTGACAC